GCCAGAGTAGTTCCCACAGGAGCGTTTGCTGACATGTCCGAAATGTTCATGTCGCTGATAGCACCCAGCCTACGGCCTTCTGTAGTGATCTGGTTGAGTAAAGCTAGTAGGGTCTGGCTTGGTTCCTTATAAGGAAGCGGCATAATGTTGTCGCGGATGCTGCCTGATGGCACATCTACATCCTTGAACTCTCCCGGTTCTATGGGAGTATCATCACCCTTAATACGTAACCCACGAGACTTGAGACCTCCGGGCAAGTTAGACAACGTACCGGCATCTACAAGCTGCCGTATAATAGAAGTACCTGCTTTAGCGTACCCACCGATTATATGGATCAGCCCTAACCCGTAAAACCCAAATCCGGGCACATATACATAGTGTACGAAGTGCTGCCGCTTCAGCATCAACTCATCTTCTTCACTCCAGTTACGGCGAATACCCAAAACTTTGTTGTTGCCACGCTCTAATGTCACGACGTAGGGCTTCGCTATCTGATCTTCTTCATCACCGTCTTCTTCGTCCACACCATCTATAACTAGGTCAGCGTGTATCTCATATAGTGTAAAGCGGTCATCGTCAGTAAGTGAGTAGCCACCCTCTTCAGCCTTACGCTCTTCTATATCTGTGTGGTACGGCTGTGGCTCACCAAGATCTACCTCTTTGTAGAATCCTGATGCTTGTAATTTTTTAAGCTCGTTCTTTGTCTTACGCATTACGTGAGTCACACGCTCTGCGCTCTCTACATTAGACGCTCCGTAAGGGACGATGACATCTTCGGCTGGTATGTACATAGCCATCTGCCGACCGATATTCGGATCATAGTAGACTTTCTTAAACGCTGACCCAGCCAGACCAAGACTATAGAGTAGTCGTTCATGCTCCGGTCTGTATTCGACCATGCGCTCTGTAAGCTCGTAGTTCATGTCAGCTTTGACACGTTGCGCGGCTTCGTCCTTCTCCTTAGTCTCTTCTCCTAAAATCTTTACTCGGACGGGGCCAGCGGCGGGGAAGGTTTCACTCATTGCCTCTGCTTGGAAACGTATAGCCGCTTCTGCTAAGACAGTAGAATAAACACCGCAGGCTCCTTCCCAAGGATCATTACGTTCTTCGTATTGGAACCCAAGAACATCTAAACCTTTTACAAACGTATCAGCCCAATCTTTTCTGCTGGCTGTGTCTGCGTCTACAGAACCTATCAAATCGTCGGATAAACCATTAAGCGTGGAGTCATCTAATACTTCAGCCAGATTGTCATCAAAGGCAACCATGTCACCTACATCAGCGTCAGGGACGATGGTTATCTCAACGCTGCCGTCATCAAGAGTAACCATCTCAGGGTTAACGATCTCTATTTCAAGACCCTCTTCCTGTTCTAACGCTGCCTCATCAATCCCTGTTGGGGCCGAATATAGTCCTTTCTCTACTGCCATTAGTAATACCCACCCCTGCGTTGTTTGAAGTACCGTATATCCTCTGGCTCATCAGTGGGCAATCGTATAAACCCGCCCTGTCTAAATCTCATAAGCGCCATCACTGTTGAGTCAACTAAGTCATCATGGCTCATAAACGGAAAACCTGCAATTTCTTCGATTACCTCTTCTGCCCACCGTGTAGGAGGAACCCACACCAAACCAGACGCTACAATATCAGATACTGAATTTAATCGTGCAAGTTTATCACCTGATCCTCTATGGGGGGTATACTCAGATACAGGCAATCCCATACGCCTCATCTCCTGATACAAGGCCGTACCCGAACTCTTCTTCTCCACAATGAATGCGTCTGGCTCCCACTCGGCATACTCCTCCATAGCCAAGTCTTTTAGCTCTGGGAACTCCATCCGCTTCTTGATGCTGTTAAGGAGGATGATGTTATACGCTTCATTCTCTTCATTGAGGAACACACCCCACGTAGTTAACGCTGTGTAGTCAGCCCTGTTGTGAGTTTCTGCTGCTGCGTCCAATGACATGATAACGTACTCACAAGACGGTGGATCACCCTGCTCCCACATCTGCCACCACTCACGTTTGACCAGTGCGGCTTCTTCTGCTGTCGGTTCCTGCTGATACTGAGCATTCCACTGGAATGTAGGCATAGATGCCTTGGTTCTGAGTAGTGCTTCAAGGTCAAAGAACTCAGGCCATAACGGTTTCTGTATTGGTTCTCCTGTTTCTTCGTCATCAATATCAAGAATCGCTGGGAACTCTACCACTTCGTACTGGTCAGCCCGCTCATTCTGCATCATATCCTTAGTTACACGCCCTGTTAGGTCATCCATGTGCCATCTGGTCTGTATTATGGCTACTCTACCCCCCGGCATAAGACGAGTTCGAGCACCAAAGGTAAACCAATCGTATGCTTTGGAGAAAACCTCGAAGTTGCCGTTGATTACGTCCTGTTCTGAGTGCGGATCGTCCACTAATAGTAAATCTGCGCCCCTACCAGCGATAGATGAGCCAATACCACAGGCATAATACTCACCACCTGCGTTAGTATTCCACCTTCCTGCTGATTTTGAGTCGATTGCCAGCTTTACTGTAGGGAATATCGAGGAATATTCATCTGTAGAGATCAAATTTCGCACTTTTCGACCAAAATCCACCGCCAAATCGGTAGTGTGGGACACCATCATCACTTTTTTGTTCGGATTACGCCCCAAAAACCACGCCGGGTACATAATAGATACTAAATTCGACTTACCATGCCGTGGTGGTATGTTCACACAGATCCGATCTTTGTTACCCTGCTCAATAGACATGAGCATATCGGCTAACAAGCGGTGATGTTTACCCACAATGAAGTCCGACTGCATTCTTTTACAAAATTCTATGAGATCATCGTAAGCTGCTTGGTTCGCTCGGCGCTCTGCAAGCTCATCCACGATCTTATCAATCTCTAAAATCTCTTCTGCGGTGTAGTTATCAAGATTATCCAGCATCTGCTGGACCTCTTCTTCCGTAAAACTAAAAGCTGGCTCAGTCATCGTACTCGTCTGGGCCAAATTCTGCATCTACATCCAAAACTTCACCGTCAAGCTCCACACTTTGTGTGTACTCAGCATCCACTACGTCTTCTACTTCGATAATCTTTTCGAGTTTACTACGTAACTTATCACGTAGATCCTCTGTAGATTGGTGGGTAACGGTGACTTCTGACTTCTCTGCGAATAGCCCTACGTCTGAGATCTTACCTAGAAGCTCCAAAGCTCTCATTCGGATGCGTGGGTCTTGGTTTTCAGACTCTATAAGTAGTTTGTTTGTTACTAGGTGGCGTATCTGGACTGCGCTTTCTGCAACTGAGTGACCGAACTGCTTTAAGATTGTGTCGGTAAGCACTAATGCAGGTGGTGTTATCTTAGCTGCCTTAGCATTCGATACAGACTTAGATGTTTTTTCAGGGTCGTCGGCGTAAGACACCGCTAATTTTGCAGCTACTTCTTCGTCTTCGCTGGTAGGCTCTATATTCAATCCGTGTTCTGACAATTCCAACGCAGTATTACAAGCGGCTTCAGCCCGCTCTTTCAAATCCATGTTCGTTATTCCGTCTTCCAACGGAACGCCGATTTCCGGTTTCAGAAGCATCGTCATATTTTCGCTGACCTGTGGTCGTTTTGCGAAATATACAGGAGGGGGACACAGAGGAAAAGTGAGAATTATTTGAAATGTTACTTTTTTTATTTTAGTGGCGCATAAGTTTTTAATTGTAACTTGTTATATGTGAATAGTTAGAAGTGAAAGAAATTAAGCCCGCCTAGTTTAATTTTACAAAAAAATTTTTTTCAAGGAGGTTTGGGACTCCAAAGGGGGGTGTTTCCATATATGAGGGGGGTGGGGGTCGAACTCAGAGAAAAACGGATTTGTTTGAGGAAATTAGTAATATACAGACACGCATACAGCTGCGACGTACAGCGGGCCATAGGGGTGGGGTGGGTAATGTTATAACCAGTTATAACAAAAGTTGCGTGTAACTTCTTATATGTTACAATGTACGGAATCCCGCTCATGTCGAGACGGGTATAAACAGGAAAAGTACTATGGCTACAACATACAACAAAGCACAACTAGCAGAATTGACAGCGTTTGCAAAGGGTGAGGAAAAGCAGAGCAACCAAATTGCAAAGCTCAATAAGCTCGGTTTTGAATTTGCGGATTTCAGAAAATCGCACGAAGATTGCAACGTTGATAATTTCGCCGTGTGTCGCGAGGCGATCATTGCTGGGCTACCAGCAAAATCCCGGTCTCTCATATGCATGGCATCGCGTGAAGTACCAGCGCACCAACGCGAGGCGCGACGTACAGCGCAACAATCTATAGGTGCTTACATGGGGCGTGCTTATAAGAGCTTGAAAAAGCTCCAGTCTGACAGCGAGGGCGAGGCCGTGGAAGTAACAGAGCTTTACAAAATCCAGCAAGTACTGATCGGCCTAGTAAAACGCGCCGGGAAAGATAATTCTGGAGTAAGTAAAAAGGCGATTGCTGGCATGAACGCGGCTCTAGAAATGCTCGGTTAATCTCAAACTACATAGGACAATCAAGGGGGCTTCGGCTCCCTTTTTTGTGTCCAAATTTTCTATCCATGTAACATCTCACCAGATCTAATTTACCCAACCCAGTTATCCACAGGCAGCAGATATTTTTTATCTTTGATAACAGTTCCCTTGTTGCGCTGCGCCTCTGGTTTGCGTGGCCCCTGATAACAGTTCCCCCGTTGCGTTGCGCCTCATTGTTATAACCAGTTATAACAAATTGCTTTGTAACCAATGTTCCCTTTTTTAATTGCAAAAAGGAACAAATGAAGCGTGGTTTCTGATGGTATCTGATGGTATGTAATATATGTTTGGTAGTAGGATAGAAGCATATTTTTATAATGTTCCCTTTTTCAAAAAAATTATGAAGCAAGATAAATTTAAGGGGGCTTCTTTGCGTATTGTTCCCTTTACACACCCTTTACGTCCCAACCCAAGCGGTCCTTCATAATTTTCAAAAAACCGGAACATTAGAACATTACTTTATTTTCAAGCACTTGCCAGCCTACCTAACGGAACATTACGGAACATTTCATTAGAAGTCATTACATGGGACTATTAACTATTTTATGGTAACACTTGACATTACCTACTAGATGTGAGAAGATACATGATGGCTAGCGTACCTCACGGTTTACGCTTGTCTGTAACAGGTTATATCCTTTTATAGCATATGCGTATTTGTTATAACTGGTTATAACATTTTATAAACTAAGAAGTAGGAGATCGTATGCAGATTATTGCACTGTTTGTAGGTGGCATATTGTTCGGAGCTTCGACGATTGGCATATGTGTTATTGGTCCCACGGCTACGGCTTGGACCTTACCGCTTGTATCAACGCTCGGATGTTTCGCGGTATCGCTTGGGCTTATCTTGATGGGTTCCATCAAATCACTGTAGGAGAAGTTAATGGAAAGAAGAGAATACGAAGGTTGGTATAACTACGAAACTTGGCAGTGTGCGCTCTGGTTAGACAATGACAGAGATCTCTATCATGCAGTTAAGTTCTGCTCTGATGAAGAGGAGTTACGAGAGCTTGTTCACGACCATCTATATGAAGATATGAAGAGTGCCGCGAGTCTAGCTACTGACATCGTGAACGCTTGGATGACCGAAGTTAATTACAACGAGATCTGGAACAGATACGAAGAGGCGAATGCCAAGGAGAAAGATGATGAATGATGTTATAACCAGTTATAACAATGAGAAGCCCGACCTCAGTGATATGCCATCACTGTCGAAGTCGGCTAGGTTGGTGTTGCTCAACATTAGTTGTTGGACCGCACGTAAGAAGAACAAAAAAGAGTCTGAGAAAGTGGCGATTGCTAACGGTGCTGACCCCAAAGCGGTGTCAGTCAACAACGGCCTGATGGCTACATCGGTCGAGTTGGATCAGTTGCAAAAGCACGTTGGGTTATGGCGTAAAGCACACACACGTTTGACCGCTCCGTGGATGGGTACGGGTTATGCTTTCCTACCCAATGCCGCTTGGATGATGAAGTACCAGAAAGAGATGAGTGTGTTCTCTAATAAGTATGACTCGTTACTAGCATCGTTCCTGAGTAAGTACGAGCAGGATCGCATTACTTCGATGGCTGCGTTGGGTAACATGGCTGATATGTCGAACTACCCTGACCTTCTGACCGTAAGAAGAAAGTTCAAGTGGTCACTGACATACCATCCTATATCTGAGGTAGATACAGGTGACTCGTTCCTAGATGATCTCGAAGACGATCAACGTGCATACATGGAAGAACAGCTGGGCGATACCATGCGAGGGCAACACGAGAAGTTCTTACATGAAGCAATGGACGGTATGGTCAACAGTATCTGGGCTAGGTTGTACGACAATCTTACAAGACTGAGTTCTAATCTTAGGATTCAAGAGGACGGTACACCCGGTAGGATACACGAGTCGGTGTTCAATACGACTGTCGAGTTGGTGAATATGATGCGTGAGTTCAATGTATCAGGTAATCCTCAGTTGGATGCCATGCGTCAAGAGTTGGAGTCAGCATTAGCTGGCGTAAGTGTGGAAGGTATCAAGCACAGCAGTACGCTGCGTGAAGTTACCAAGGGCAAGGTTGATTCTGTCAAAAGCAGGATCGAAGCATTGCCGAGTTTGGATCTGTAGTAACAATTAACATAAACAACAAAGTAAGGAGATTGCCATGCTAGGGAATATGCATAGCTTAGGTTTGGATCAGTGTTCGGAGTTAATCAAAGCGATAGGCAGTGAGGTCACTGTTCTACTGCGCGGTGACATGGGTAACGGTAAGACATCTGTAGCGAAGACGTTACAGGAAGACTTGCCAGAACATATTCTGTGTATGCTCGACTGTAGTAGTTTGGATCTGGGTGATCTGGCGATACCCAACCTCTCGCAAGCAGAGACAGAGAAGTATGTGTCGTTTGCTGTCAACGAGGCGTTGGGCCTACATCTGGGTAAGCCGGTGATCGTGTGTCTCGATGAGTTCGGTAAAGCGAATCCAGCAGTGAAGACTGCGTTATGTCGGTTCATGTTAGAACGGCAGTTCGGTACGTTGTCTCTACATCCTGACTCGATTGTGTTTGCTACCACGAACAAGGGTGCTGAAGGTGTGGGTGACTTGTTACTACCACACCAGCGTAACAGGATTGCGATTGTGGATGTACGCAAGTCTACGGCTGAAGAGTGGGTGATATGGGGTATCAACAACGGTATCGATCACTCGCTACTAGGTTGGGTCAAACAGAATCCGCAAGTGTTACAGTCATTCGAGGATGTCGAGAATCCTGATGACAACATACATATCTTCCATCCCAAGGCACAACGTGAGTCGTTTGTCACACCAAGAGCGTTGGAGTTAGCGAGTAAGATATTACACCGACGAGCTTTGTTCGATGGCGATACGTTGAAAGCAGCATTGGCTGGTGTGATCGGTGCTCCATCGGCCCAAGACTTCTACTCGTTTCTTACACTGGCTAATAAGTTGCCGTCCTTGGAGTCGATCAAAGCCGATCCCAATACAGCGACATTGCCTGATACTCCAGCGACCAAGTGTATGACTATCTATCGTGGGCTGGCTGCTATCGAGCGAGATTGGGTGGATGCATGGATGACGTATCTATTGCGATTCGATCCAGAAGCACAGGCATTGTTTGTGAAAGGTGCGCTGAACGAGAAGTATCCAAAGCGTAAGATGATGATGCACAACAGCAAGTTCTGTGATTGGGCTGTAGACAACGGTTGGATCAACGCACAAGCAGTAAAGAAGGGGGTATAACGTGTTAGCTATACATCAAGAGTTGACCATCGATCAACGGCTGACCAAAGCATACATCGATGTTATGAATCACCCACGCTACATGGCGTTGGGTCCGTTGTTGTTGCATGGCAAGCGCACGATTGTTGACGATCCTAGTGTCACTGCACGTACCAATGGCAGAGACATCGAGTATGGTAAACAGTTTATCGAGTCGCTAGATGACTACGAGCTACGGTTTCTCATACTACATGAGGTCTATCACAAGTTGTTCCGACACCTTACTACGTGGAAGAACTTACACGATAAGAACTTCCGTCTGGCAAACCAAGCGTGTGACTACAACATCAACGGCAAGCTGGTAACAGAGAACAAGGATGACGGCTTCGCTACGATGCCACGCACTCCAGACGGTAAGATGATCGGCTTGTATGATGAGCGGTTCAGAGCAGGTTCCGATTGGATGCCTTCTGACATTATCTTCGAGATGCTAGAAGAAGATGAAGAGAATGGCGATCAGCAGGGTAATCCATCTGGTGGTGGTGGTGGTCAACCACTGGACGAACACGATTGGGAAGGTGCGGTTGACATCTCAGAAGAGGAGGCCAAAGAGATCGAAGCCGAAATCGAAGAGGCGATACGGCAGGGTGCGATGATGGCTAAGACTTGTGGTGGGGGCGAGAATGCCAACATCGATGGGCTACTCAAACCCCAAGTTAACTGGCGTGATGTGTTACGTGAGTTTGTAGAGACAACGTGTTCTGGTAACGACTACTCGACATGGAAGCGACCTAACCGACGATATATCGGGGCTAACGTGTACTTGCCTAGTGGTATCAGCGAGACAGCCGAAGAGCTACTCATTGCTTGTGATATGTCGGGTTCGATAGGTCCGAAAGAACGTCGAGTGTTTCTATCTGAAGTAGTCAGTGTATGCGAGGTGATGAAACCGCAACGAGTTCGGATTGTCTATTGGGGTTCTATTGTACCGAAAGAAGAAGTGTACGAGGCCCACGAGATATCCGAGATCATGCAACGTACCCAGCCGGTTGAGGGCTACGGTACAAACATCGACACTGTGACAGCTTATATGCAAGCTAACAATGTCCGACCCACGGCAGCTATCATACTTACTGATGGTTGCTTTACTGGTTGGGGGCAATGGCACTGTCCAGTTCTATGGGCGTTGGTTGACAACGAGGACGATATGCCTGACTGCGGTAAGGTTGTGCGTATCAAAGCGAGGTATCTGACATGAGAATTGACAGATTCAACATAGAGAAGCATAAGCATTTGCTTGTGCGTAGCGTGATGCGAAGAGAGGGTGGAGACCCAGTGCAGGAAGCTGTACTCGACGCAGCGTGTAAGGGGCAAACCCTATTTGATTTGAAAGAATGGAATAGGTTATTGCGTGGGTTAGATACGTCCGACCTGACGGTTGGCGATCTAGTTGGTATATAACAAGTTATAACCAGTTATAACATTGAAGACAATCTATACGATTGTATAAATAAAGAGGTAAGAAACATGAACAGTAGTGATTTTAGAAAAGAAGTAAAAGATCTAACACCGATAGAAGTGTGCGACGAGAGGTTCCCATCCACTATGGATGATTTCATCGCAGCACTGAAACCGAAGCTTGATGGGCCTTTCGGTAACAGGGATGTGCAGTTCGGTGTAAGTGGAGACGGCTATCGCCCTCACAAAGTGTGGGTGTATGACAAAGTAGAGCACTACGCCATGGGTTACATTCGAGTGAGCGAAGAGCAAGGCTATAATGAGTATGACCGCTCGAAGAGTAGGCCGTTATACATTGTGGGGTCTAGGCTTATCACGAATGGTAAGGGGTACGACCATAGGCATGAGAACAAGAGTAGTAATCTTAAAGCGGCTGTGGGTAAGGCGTTACGTGGTTTACATAACTATAGTTTGTCGGACATGGCTCAAGTCTGGCTTATTGATTTTAAAGGCAGGGTGTCTGAAGAGGCTCATGGCCTTAGATCAAAACAAAAAGAAGTGATTAGTGAGATCCTTGGAACGCCGATGAGTTCTGTTAACAGTTCGATGTTCTATCAACGTCCGTTAGCTAAACTGGCTTACCTGATGATCGACCAAATAAAAGAGATGGACTCAGAGCTTGCAAATAAGCTGTTACGTGTTCAGCAGTATGATGCCGAAGTAGAAGAGGCGAATATGTACAAACAAAAGAGTGCGTTTGTCTTTGTTACGCCGACTGAGTATCGATGTTTGTTCAACGTAACTGAAAGCCCTTGGGGTTCTGCTAGTACGCTGGCAGAAAACACACGCATCTTTTCAGCAACGGATAAGCCCGCGTTTCTTAGTAAGCTAGCAGTGCTTGCAATGTTGAATCCATTTGACTACGAAGATGGCATTGGTATGAAGGTGGACGATAACATCTTTTTCATTCACTAATGAGCCAAGGAACACAATACAGTACGACTTACTTTGTTCTAGTAGACAAAACTACAGGCGTATGTATGATAGATTGTATTGGTCTAGGATGTGTTGATGCACCGCATACAGGTACGTATGCATCTGTGGACGAACTACCCGACATCTTTAGGAAGAGGATTGCGGTCCTCTCCATGTTGGAACATTCCAACGATGAGGTGTCGGGGGTTGGTCAGCGGTTTGATGAAAGCACATATTGGGTTCACATTTGATAACAGTTCCCACGGAGAAAGTATGGGCAAAGTAATCATCGAGTTTGATGAGGATGATTTGGAGAAACTATTCGAGACGCAACATAGCATATTGGAGACGATGCTACGTATCGAGACATTGTTAAAGGAGAAAACGAAAAATGACACCGGAAGCAAAAGTAAAACGAGTCGTAACAAAGCATCTTAAATCAGTAGGTGCGTATTACTTCTTTCCTGCAACAGGTGGTTACGGTAAGAGCGGTGTACCCGATATTGTCGGGTGCTTTAGGGGGAAGTTCTTTGGGATAGAGTGCAAGGCAGGTGGTAACAAGCCTACCGCACTGCAAGAAAAGAATCTTCGGGAGATTGCTGATTGCGAGGGGATTGCATTGGTGGTCAACGAAGAAAACATGAATGACGTATTAGATCTAATCGATGCAAACCCAGCGCAGTTGGAGTTTGACTTTGAAGATACGCTATAAACTAAAGGTACGTTTCCCGCCCAAAAGATAGGTAGTACGTAGTAATACGTTATATGGAGAATCCTACCGCTGTGTTTTGTACACTACTGGTACTTAAAATACAGCAGTAGGGGAAACAAACGGAGAAAGTAATGAAGAATAAACACGGACAAACGCCACAAGAAGTTACACGGGCCAATGTCTTACAGCAGCTACGCTTCATGGCAACGGACGATGAGTACACGGAACTAAGGGATCAGAACGAGAACACTTCATTATTCCTACGAGAGGTGCGAAAGCATTACGCCAAAATAAACAATAGCCTAGCTTATAGGTGGGGAATGGATGAGAACACTATTGATATGAAGGAGGTCAAATGAAGCTCTATAGAATCGATACTGGAGAAGGTTGGCACTACGCTAAAACCAAAGGAGCTTTAAAACGTGCTCTGGTAGAGCTAGAGGCAGAATATGCAGATGTGAGTATTTTAGAGTTTCACGTTAATAGTAGGGGGATCTTTGATGCTTTACGCGAGGGTGCTAATGCCGCTGGTGGGCATCTAGACGGGTACCCAAGTGTTTATGGAGAGCCTGACTATGAATGATGAAGAAGAACTAGAATACGTTGTGTGGTGTACGCACTCCGGTGATAAGTCACGTACTACGTTTGGGCCGTTCCCAAGTAAGTATTTTGCAGAGCATTTTATTTTGAACTACGGCTTTACCGAAGGGGTGTACAACCTCAAAGCCGTTCCACTTAACCGCATAGAAATAAAGGTGAAAGATGACGGAGAAGAAGAAACGAGGTCGGCCTCGCAAACAACCCACTAATGCAGTGGTGGGTGATAAAGCTGGTAACAACGTTACAACTGGAAACGATAATGTAGCGGTTGGTGTAACGTCGGACGGTAGTAGTGCTGACTATTACGTGTTACCTGCAAAGGCAAAAGAGTTACAGGATCTCATCTCGTTTAAAAACATGAACGCACAGATCGGTGAGATATTTAGGTCATGCTATCGTTACGGTCAGTCTTCGCACAGCAACGAGCTACGCGATGCGAAGAAAATTAAATTCTATATCGACGCTGAAATAAAGCGTCTGGAGAGGATAGATGAAACAACAGGGCGAAAAAGAGTTTGAGGTTATTTATAACAAGATAACTTCTCACAGGGTTGTCGTGTATGCAACTAACGAAGAGGTGGCGCGATATAAGGCGATTGATGGTGAGTGTTTGCCGTTGCGTAAAGCACAAGTGACAGAAAAGAACGTAGTCAAAGTAGTCGAGAGACAGGAGAAGGAGTAACCGTGGATCTAATCACACTGGATTTTGAAACCTTTTACGACAAGGATTTCTCACTTTCTAAACTAACAACCGAAGAATATGTACGTGATCTACAGTTTGAAGTCATCGGTGTAGGCGTGAAAGTCAACAACGGTGCTACCGAATGGGCAAGCGGAACCCATGAAGAGATTGCGGAATATTTTGAAGGGTTTAATTGGGCTTCCAGTATGGTTCTGGCACACAATACTATGTTCGATGGTGCTATTTTATCTTGGCTATTCGGCATTAAACCTAAAGTATGGGCTGATACTTTATGTATGGGCAGAGCCGTTCATGGCATTGAAGTTAGTGGTAGTCTGAAAGCACTGGCTGAACGCTATGGTATTGGAGAGAAAGGGACTGAGGTTTTAAACGCTAAAGGTAAAAAGCGTGGAGACTTTACCGAAGAAGAGCTAAGTCGTTATGGCGATTACTGCATTAACGATGTTGAGCTTACCTATCAACTATTCACGCAGATGATAAACGGTTTCCCAAAACAAGAACTCAAGATCATTGACGCTACACTGCGTATGTTCATACACCCTATTCTGGATTTAGATTTAGGTCTCTTAGAATCACACCTAGAGGATATTGTAGATAAGAAAGACGATCTGTTGATGGAAGCTAATGTCTGTAAGAAAGATCTTATGTCAAACGAAAAGTTTGCGAATCTTCTGATAGCGCATGGTGTGGAGCCGCCAATGAAGATTAGTCCGACTACTGGTAAGGAAACATACGCATTTGCTAAGACTGACGAAGGATTCAAAGCGTTACAAGAGCATGAGAACGGTGACGTTCAAAATCTTGTGGCTGCTAGACTTGGTAACAAAAGCACGCTAGAGCAGACACGGACGCAAAGGTTTATTGACATAGCCAAGCGTGGGTTACTACCTGTACCTGTAAGATATTATGCTGCACACACTGGTAGGTGGGGCGGAGACGACAAGATAAATCTTCAGAACTTACCCAGCCGTGGACCCAACGGCAAGATGTTGAAACGTGCGATCATCGCGCCGGAGGGACATACGTTAATTGACTGTGACTCGTCACAGATAGAAGCACGAGTGCTAGCTTGGTTGGCAGGACAGTCGGATCTCGTTGATGACTTTGCTAATAAGAAAGATGTCTACGTTAAGATGGCTTCTATTATATACAACACACCCGAAGAAAAGGTTACGAAAGACCAGCGGTTTGTAGGTAAGACTACAATCTTAGGGGCTGGGTATGGTATGGGTGCAATGAAGTTTCAATCACAACTCAAAGCTTTTGGTTTTGATATGGAGCTTGAAGAGGCCCGAAGAGTCATACAGGTTTATCGAGATACCAACTGGAAGATCAGTGCATTTTGGCGTGAAACACAAGAACTAATACACCAACTTGCGAATTGGAAATCTACGGTACTAAAAGAAACAAACCTCATTCGCTCCGTTGGTGAAAAACAATCTATACTACTACCGTCAGGATTGCTCATGCGTTACGAAGACCTAGAAGGTGAGATGTCCGACGAAGGTAGGATGGAATACTCGTATAAGACAAGGCGAGGCCGAACCCGAATCTACGGTGGGAAGTGTGTGGAGAATATCTGCCAAGCGGTTGCACGTTGCATCATCGCTGAACAGATGTTGTTACTTCATAAGAGTAATCTTCAACTGTCTCCTGTGTTAACGGTGCATGACTCAATCGTCGTGTGTGTACCGAGCGATAGTTTAGAGGATGGAAGATGGTATGTGGAAGAATGTATGAGGACTGTTCCGGGTTGGGCCAAGGGACTACCGCTAGACTGCGAAAGCGGTATCGGTCAGGCATATGGAGACTGTGAATAATGAGTGTAGTAGGTAGGCATGAGCGCCTCTACAAGGTTATAGATGGCGAAGAATACAAGTTATGTGCACTTTGTAAGCAGTTCGTAGTGTTGGCTAACTGCACTTTAGGGAAAGTGAGGTTTGATGGACGTAGAAACTATGAAAATTGCAAACCGTGTGTAAACAAGAAAAGAAAAATATATAGGCAAGCACCAAGACATAAAGAAGTAAAACGTGCTTGGGAAGCAGCCAACCGTGACAAAGTACGAGCGGGAAACAAGATCGCGTCTACTAAATACATTCGCTCAGAAAAAGGGAAAGCCACTCGCGCTAAGTATAACGCTGCTCATGCAAAAAAACTAAGGGAAGATAACAGGCAATATAGTAAAGAGAAAGTAAAAAATATTTCAGACGCTTACGCTCGTCAAATGTTAGCTGTTTATAGCCCCTTAAAAGGTTCGCAGTTTTCCCAAGAAATTGTTGACGCTAAAAGAGAACTAATAAAATTAAGAAGAGAACTTAAAGGAGACCAATATGAAAGACGTCGTAGAACTACGTAAGCACTTATCAGAAGTATTTGATGAGCTTCGTTCGGGTAGCATATCAGCTAACGAAGCCTCTGAACTAGCCAACATTGCTGGCAAGATGATTAACTCAGCTAAGGTACAGATGGAGTATCACGCACTACGCAAGGATGAGCCAAAAATAAAGTTCTTACACGTACAAGAAAAAGTTTGACGAGTAATGAATGCTGCACCGTGGTCATTCAGTAAAATAAAATCGTTTCAACAATGCCCGAAGCAGTTTTATCACGAGAAGGTTATCAAGCAGTATCCGTTCAAGATGACAGCTGCTGTTCGATACGGCGACCAGTTTCATAGGGCTGCGGAGAAGTATGTACAGGGAGAAGAATTAGATAAACGGTTCGAGTTTGCAAAGCCCGCGTTGGACGCACTTAATGCCAAAGAGGGTAAGAAGTTATGTGAACATAGGATGGGATTAACCAAGCGTTTGGAAGCTTGTAGTTTTTACGATCAGAATGTTTGGTTTCGTGGTATCGCAGACTTGCTGATTGTAAATGAAGAAGATAGAATGGCTTGGGTGGTAGATTACAAAACAGGTAAATCTGCCCGATATGCAGATAGAGGTCAGTTAGAACTGATGGCCCTGTCGGTGTTTAGGCACTTCCCTCAAGTGGAAAGTGTCAAAGCAGGTTTATTATTTGTAGTATGTAACGAGCTAATACGTGAAGAGTATGCTGTTACAGAACAAAAAAGGTTGTGGTCTAAGTGGCTAGAGGATTTTAGTTACATGAAAACAGCTTACAGTGACGAGATTTGGAACCCGAAACCAAGCGGATTGTGTCGGATGCACTGTCCGGTGATTGAGTGTTCTCATAATGGGAGAAACTAATGCCATATAAGAATCCAAAAGATCGTAAGAAACAAGAGCCTGACAAGAAAGGTACGAAAGCTTTTAAAGATCGCATGGAGCGTCAGAAAGCCAGACGTAAAATGGATAAGGTTAGCAAGGATGCTAATAAGAATGGGGTGGCTGACAAACGTGAGGGGAAAGATGTCAGTCATAAGAAACCGTTAAGTAAGGGCGGCTCTAATAAAGATGGAGTAAAGGTAGAGAGTAGTAGTAAGAATCGCAGCCGTAATTATAAGAAACCAACACGGCGCACCAAATAGACCAAGGGTACTTACTTGCCCTGTTTAGCACGCGCCGTCCGTGTGGTCGAAGACGGCATAATTTTTTGGAGATCAAATGGAATTAAAGAAAGCAGATGACTTTGATAGTGAAGATCAGTTTGCGGCTTATACGCTAGAGATGTTTGTCGTATCTGAGATATGCAAAAAATCAGTAGCCGATCTGAATGACTTAGATGTAGCCAAAGCTAAACGTGTAGTCAAAACGAAAGGCGGTAGGCTTAGTTGGGTATGAAAGTTATAGATAACAAAGCTCTTTTGCTACGACTACGCCAGCCTGAAAAAGTAACTGATGTAATACCTAAGAGTAAGTTGTTACCTGATAACCAAGTCTTAGTTAATTGGGGCGTCGAAGAAACACACGTTTTACGAAATCTAAACATCAAAGCCCCATCACCGATTGAACGAGACTACCAGTGGACAGGTAAATACAAACCGTTTGAACACCAAAAAACCACTTCTTCTTTCTTTACATTGAACAGGAGAGCGTTCTGCTTTAATGAACAAGGTACTGGTAAGACCGCCAGTGCAATCTGGGCTGCTGATTATCTGATGAACAAAGGCAGGATCAATCGCGCATTAGTTATATGTCCATTATCGATTATGGTGAGTGCGTGGAGAAACGATCTGTTTAATTTTGCTATGCATCGCACAGTGAGCGTGGCTTACGGCGCTGCTAGACAACGTGAAAAGGTCATACGTGACGGCGCTGAGTTTGTAATTATTAATTATGACGGTGTGGAGATCGTGCAAGATGTTATAGCTGAGGGTGGCTTTGATCTGATTATTATTGACGAAGCAACGCATTATAAGAATGTACAGACGAACCGTTGGAAGACACTTAACAAACTCATAACAGGTTCTACGTGGGTATGGTTGATGACCGGAACGCCTGCTGCACAAAGTCCTCTTGATGCTTACGGTCTAGCCAAACTAGCAGACGCTAAATCAGTACCACGTTTTTTCGGATCGTTTCGTGATCAGGTCATGGTAAAAGTTAGTAAATTCAAATGGGTTCCTAAGCCAGAAGCGACTGAGATTGTGTTTGATGCTATGCAACCTGCCATACGGTTCACTAAGAAAGAGTGTTTGGATCTACCAGATATTGTTTATACCAAGCGTGAAGTTGAATTGACTCGACAGCAAAACAAATATTACAAAGAACTGAAAGATAGAATGATTACTCAGGCTGCTGGAGAACAAGTCTCGGCTGCTAACGCTGCGGTAAATATGAACAAGCTTCTTCAAATATCGGCAGGTGTTGTCTATACAGATAACGGTCAGTCGTTGGAGTTTGATATTAAGTATCGCTATAAGGTGTTACGTGAAGTAATCAACGAAGCCAGCAAAAAAGTGTTGGTATTTGCACCGTTTAAAAACGTGATTGATGTGTTGGTAGATAAGCTACGCAACGATGGCATAACGACTGAGATGATTCGTGGTGATGTCACAGCATCACAGAGGACTCTTATATTTAAACAGTTTCAAGAAAACCCAGACCCTAAGATTCTGGTGATTCAACCTCAAGCCGCTGCACATGGTGTTACGTTGACCGCTGCTGACACGATTGTTTGGTGGGGGCCAACAAGCTCTGTCGAAACTTATGCACAAGCTAATGCTCGTATCCATAGAGCAGGGCAAGACCATAAATGTACGGTGATTCAGTTACAAGGATCTCACGTAGAAAAACGTGTTTACGAACTATTAGATAATAAACTAGATACTCATACAAAAATTATCGATTTATACAAAGAAATACTTGCATAAGTTATAAAAAAACACGATACTGCACTCCTCAGTCAAAGGAGAGTGCTATGACTGATGCATTAGATGTATCAAAACTCACAAAAGTCTTTATTAAAATTAGAGACGAAAGAAAACGAATCGCGGATGACTTTAACAAACGCGATGGAGAGCTTGCTGGAAAGCAAGACACAATTAAGAGTGCGCTGCTGAATCATCTGCAAGAGCAGAACATCGACAGCATAAAAACTGGCGAAGGCACGTTCTTTAGATCTACAAAGCAAAAGTATTGGACGAGTGATTGGTCCTCGATGTACGAATTCGTTATAGAGAACCAAGTGCCTGATCTTTTGGAGAAACGACTGCATCAAACAAATATGAAGCAGTATCTGGAAGATAACCCTGACCTTCTGCCGAAAGGATTGAATGTGGATTCTGAGTACACTTTGTCTATAAGGAAGCCAAAAAAATGATGAAGGACGTAATCGAAGGACAACTGGTTCCAATAGAAGATGTCGCAAAACACTTCAAGGTGTCGCTATCTACGACTAGAAAGTGGGTTAGAGATGGTGACATACCAGAAAACCTGTACGTGAAGATCGGTAAGACCTATCGGTTTGATCTAGCAGGTATATCTAAGGCACTGCTCGCTAGATCAAGTGTGGATTCAACCACAGAAGAAGATACAGGGGTAACAGACTTGCTAGATAGTTGGGCCGAAGAAGATTTAGATGGCGATGTATGAATCGAATCAGCATACGAGGTGGGGTGTTCAACGGCATACCCACGGACACGGACACGCAGATAAAAGTAGTTATTTTAAATGCTGCAAATGTCGCAAGATCGTACTATTCTGATGAGTTCAGTGTTGACAGTTTTCAGCATCCTACCTGTTGGAGTGTTGACACGCAGAGACCTGCTATCGAGGTATTGGAGTCGCGCATACAAAGCGCGAGGTGCATTGACTGCACTCAAAATATCAGGGGATCTGCGAAGGGTGGAATTGGTAGAGCTTGTAGGTATTTTCAGCTTCTCGCAGTAGCTGAAGAACATGACCTCAGAACAGTTTACAGACTGCAAGTTCCATCCGCTTCGGTTTTTGGTAAGGGTAATAGGGACAATAAAATGTCCTTAGAGGGGTACGCTAGGTTTTTACAAAAGCATGGCACGCCCCCGGCAGCGGTTGTCACTCGGATATTTTTCGATGACATAAGCACGATGCCCAAGATCTGTTTTGATGCAGATAGGGCTTTGGCAGAAAAGGAGCTTGATGAGGTTAGGGGGATGATTAACCATCCAGATGCGTTGGAAGCGATAACTTTCAGTGTGACCTCCCATAACTTATCACCCTTTTCTATAGTAGACGGTGGTTTTGTTTTTAATGATGGAGATCATAATGGCTGAAGATATAAACAAATACGTGATACCTAGCGCAGAAGTGCTATACCCACGTATCGATCAGACGTATCGGTTCGATACAACTGCAAACCAATCAGTACCATGCGGCGTTTTGGAGGATGGTGCGGAGTACAGCTTGAGTTTTAAGTTACCCAAAGCGGAAGCAGTAAAACTCTTCAAAGCTATGAAAGCGTATTACGATGTGAAGAAAGAGAAAAGCTGGCCTGACAAATTTCCTAATCCGTTTAAGGAGCAGGAAGATGGTTTGTGGTTGGGTAAAGCTAAACTCAAAGGGGCGTTTGGCAAGGATGCAAGTCGCAAACCTTTGCAATTCGACTCTAATAACACTCCGCTTGGTGAGAACTTCAAACTCACGAGTGGTAGTGTAGCTAACATTCAAATCTCTTTTGTTCCTTATAACATAAGTGGTAATGGTGTTAGCTTGAGATTGGGCGCGGTACAAGTGCTCAAGTACACTCCTCTACAAACTAGATCCCCATTTGAAGCCGTTGATGGTGGCTTCGTAGTGGATGATGCTAGTCCTTTTGAGGCCGTTGATTCTGGATCACCTGACACCCTAGATCCTTTTGAAGAAGCGGAACAGGCTGAAGAGCCTGCTGAAGAACTTGTAGAGGAGCCAAAAAAGAAGGCCGTTAAGAAGTCTGCTCCTGCACCGAAAAAAGACTCTGACGATCTTAGCTCGTTAATCGACGAATGGGACGATTAAGTTTATCGAGGTATAACGAGTTACATCACGGCTAGGTTCGTGTGGTTTCGACCGAAAAGGGTGGGGTTTTGATGTCCTCTTAACCTACCCCTGCCGTGATGTCTTTATTAGGTGCAACACATGGATACAAGAGTTTTCTTGAGGAGACTGCTACCGCAAGAGGGATACTACGTCCTTTGGTGTAATAGCAAAAAGCTAAAACGGCATAAGCAATACTCGTTTGAGACAGTAGATGAGTTAGCAGATGCAGCCGAACAAGCCGATGCAGATGGGTGGGATGCCTATTTTGCAATGAGTAATTTTGACAGTGTGAACACTCGTAAGGCAGTTAACTCTAAACAAATACGTTCTTTCTTTTTAGATTTGGATTGTGGACCGAGTAAGCCCCACGCCACACAAGCAGACGCTATAAAAGATCTTATACAGTTCTGCACTGTTACCGAAATACCCAAACCCCTTGCCGTAAATTCTGGCAGGGGAGTACACGTTTACTGGCCTCTTACTGAATCGGTAAGCATAAGAGAATGGAAACCTGTCGCAGAGGCATTTAAGAAGCTCTGCAAAGAAAAGAAGTTTGAGATAGATACCGCCGTACCTGCTGATGCAGCGCGAGTATTACGTGTTCTACACACACGCAACCATAAACCAGACCCCCCTGCACCAGTAGAGCTTATCGGCAAAGATATAGAGCCGATTAGTTTTGATTTTTTCGCGTCGAAAGTTGGTGTGGATACGATAACAGTTCCCACAAAAACAGCTCCCCCTACGAAAAACGAACCTGAGCAGGGTAGCGCAGAAGCGTTTGCGGAGTTTATGCAGAACAGCCGTGAGTATGTATTTAAAAACATATTGTCGAAAACAAAGGCTGGTAAAGGCTGTCAGCAACTGCAATTAATAATGACAGACCAAGAGAATACGACCGAACCGATGTGGCGTGCAGGGTTGTCGATTGCAAAGTTTTGTGAAGATGGTGAAAAAGCAGCGCACATACTATCTAAAAAGCACCCTGAGTATGTGCCACAACTAACCGAAGAAAAGATGGAGTTAGTAAAAGGCCCATATCGGTGTGCTACGTTTGATGAGAACAACCCTCATGTATGTATAGAGTGTCCGAATTGGGGAAAGATAAAGTCACCAATCTCGCTGGGTGGTCAATACAAAGAGTTTGATAAAGATAACCCTACTCATACTCACGATGACGAAGACGCTACCGTAGAAAGTATGAGCGCGTTGATAGACGAGACACCAGAACAAGTTATACCTAACTATCCAAGACCGTATTTTCGCGGGGCGAATGGAGGTGTGTTTTACAGGGAGACAAAATCGGATGGCGATGTAGATGAAGCAATGGTGTACCACAACGACATTTACGTAACCCGAAGAATGCACGATGTAGAAGCTGGAGAGGCAGTTGTAGTAAAGTTACACTTGCCTGTAGATGGTATAAGAGAGTTTACAATACCTCTTACGGCACTGACTTCGAGAGAAGAGTTCCGCAAACAAATGGCAATGGTCGGCGTTGCTCAATTAGATCTTACTGGATTAATGAAATATATGACTGCATGGGTAAATGAATTACAAGCTAAGGTTGTGGCTGATATAGCGCACAGACAATACGGTTGGACAGATGACGAATGCACAGCTTTTGTCGTAGGTGAAAAAGAAATTAGGGGGAACGAAATATCGTATAACCCCCCTACAGTAGCCACTGCACAGACCTTTCCATACTTTGAACCAAAAGGCACGTTAGATGGGTGGCGTAATATGGCTAACTTCTATACGTCCAGAGAAGGTATGGAGATGCATCAATACATTGTTTGCACTGCTTTCGGGTCTCCACTTATGCAGTTCCTACCTCAGAACTGCTGCACTCTGCATATGTTTGACAAGGATGGCGGTGCAGGTAAGACCGCTGCAATGAAAGTAGCAGCATCCGTCTGGGGTCACTTCAAGGCTTGTATGACAGCGGAGAAAGATACAACCGCGTTCAAGATGAATAGAGGTGAGACGTTACATAATCTACCTTTATACATTGACGAACTTACAAACACAGAAAAGAAGTATATGAGTGACCTTGCCTACCAACTAACAAGTGGAGAGCAGCGAGGGCGTATGAGTCCTAACTCTAATGTGGAGCGTACAACTGGCAAACCGTGGAAGCTGCTCTGCTGTAGTACAGGTAACATGAGCGCCATAGAAAAAATATCACTATTCAAAGCAGCGCCTAAAGCGGAAGCGCAGCGTATATTAGAATGTAGAGCACAACAGGTGTTTACTTCTTCTGGTGAAAAGTCATTAACAGATGAGTTTGAAGGGCATATCGAGGCACACTACGGTCATGCTGGCCCTATATTTATACAGTATGTGATCAACAATCTGGAGACCGTTAAAACTTTCTTACGTGAAGTGCAGCAAAAAGTGGATCGCGCTGCTGATCTAAAAGCAGAGAATAGGTATTGGTCGGCAGGTGTGGCGTGTTCTCTTACAGGTGGACTCATAGCCAGTAAGTTAGGTTTAGTTAATTATGATAACCAAGCTCTATTTAGGTGGAGTATTGACCTGCTGAAGAAGAGTAAAGTACACATAAAAGAATTGGGTGGCTCGGCACAACAGACGCTAATCGATTATATAATGGAGCACTACGGTGCGTTTTTAATAATTAAAAGCACTGAAGACCTACGAAAAACCCCAGAAGGTAACGCTATGCCTGTGCCTGATGCGCTATCACACCTAGTTCGTCCCGATTGGACACCTAGAGTGGCTATGGTGGGTAGGTATGAAACCGATACTAAGAAGGTATACCTGACACCAGCACCGCTAAAACAGTGGTGTGGGGAGAGGCAAATTAACTACACAGCATTCGTGCAAGAGCTAAAAGAAAAGATGAATGCTAAACGCACTAAAGTACGGTTGGGTACAGGTACGCCAATAGATTTGATTCCTTCGCACGTTATTGTTGTTGATTGTGACATTGAAGCAAAAGATGAAATCCCCATAGATGAGTGATGGGGGTAATTAAAACGGATGACTTACACCCTGATGGAATCCGCATCGTAGTCGATTGGCCTAGTATGGTTGTAGGGAGTTCTATTTTCCTGCCATGTATCGATACCTACAAAGCAAAGGCGCAAATTACGCAGGTCGTTGCCGGATTTGGATGGGAATGTATGTTAAAAGTTGTTATATATAACGGCAAATTAGGTGTTCGTGTTTGGAGAACCCTATGATACTATCCAGCCGTAGGGTCGATGATCTCCAACTTCACTCTATAAGGTCTAACAAGACTTTTCTCCTATGGTTCCCTCACTATGCCCCGTAATATAGTGGGGGAACCTTCTAAAAGAATCCCTCTTCTTTCACTGCACGTTGGAAGTACGGTGACAGGGTTACGCCGTTGTGCATACGCACATTAGTTGTTCTCTCGTGAGCTTTCATAGAACGTTCTATAGTTTCGGGGGTAATCAGTAACTTAGGATCTATTTGCGCTGCTCTTGTTTCATTAAATTCAATCATTTGCCTAGCCGCTTTCTGTGCGCCTTCACGATCCCCGAACCGTTTTGCAAGGTAGTATTTTTTCAATAAGTCAGCACGACGATTTCTTGCCGCACTCTCCATACCTTTGGCTGCGGATACTTCTGCTTGTTCATTTGTGTATTCATTAGGGGGGAACCCTAATAGTTTAGCGAATATGTCACCACCTGTTATATCATCGTATATAACATCGCCACGCCGGGTGAGTATACCTTCATCACGAGGGTAACGTATTACAGCCTGATACGCATTACGCACGGCTCCCGGCATCATATCTTCTAGCCCACGTTCTAACTCACCGTCACTTATTTTCTTCGCCCCGTCAACCATCCTGCTAAATATGCTCCATGCAGGACCGCCAAATAAATGGAAGAAAGTTTCTTCTGTGGAGGGGTTAGAATTAAAACGATCTGCTTCAACTAACAGGTCGGTTAGTTTAACTCTTTCAGATACATCAAGCCCCGTGATTTCAGATAACGCTCCTTTAAATAATGCGTCATTGTCCAGATACCTACGTACAAGAGTATCTGTATCCTCTTCATACTCTTCTGCAAACAGAGCATCGTACAGCATGGACACTACGCCGTATAACGGTAGCCCTTGAACACCCGCGAAAAATAGAGCAGATAAGTGTGTGGCTGCAAGTTGTTTTGCTGCTTCACTTGTTACTGCCTTCGATACTCCCTGTTTACGTAATACATCAAGGAACTGCATTGCAGTTTTTCCCATTGTGTAGTACATCTGAATACCATAGTTCTTATACATCAAAGCCACACGGAGTGCGCCAGCACGAGCGAATCTAGGTCCAGTTTCTAAAGTAGCACCGCCGTTTATTTGTTGCGTCTCATACACAGCTTCTTCTGCTGCCTGCTGTCGTTGTTCGGCTGTAGCATTTTGCGATTTGTTGTTTGTAATCTTATCGAGGGCTAAATTATACGAAGCCACCAGAGCTACTTGCCTATTCATCATTTCTGCTTGGTGAAACATCAACGCTGATGCGCCTGTAGCCATGTCTCCTTTACTTAGTTCCCTTCCCGAAGAGTCCACACTAAGTGTGTCAGCTATAAACGAAGAGTTAAGATGTCCTCTCCTCGATGCTAGTTGCATGAGTGGGCGGAGCCTGTTTAGTTCTGCTTTTGTTTCAGCGGGTAAATCTAAATCCTTCCTGACAGAATATACCAAGTCACCAGTGTTGGAATCTCTAGTAAACGTGTAATAGTTATCAAGGCTCATTAGTGACGCACCAGAGTCTTGTATCGCCTCAAATTTATTTTTAAGGCCACTCTTAGCAAACGCTTCTTTCATTGATGTCGGGCTAGCGTCGTCTCCAAACAGTGTTTTTGAAGCACGATTCGTCGGTGTCCCGGCGAACAATTTAGTAGCATCTTTAATGGCAGTACCTGCTTTGCCGAATCCAAACTTACCCGCAAGCATGGGGTATGCGAATAGTGGTATCTGCGACAGGTTTACTAGTGCAGAAGATGTGTTAAATCCTATCGTCCAAAAGAAAGCCATACGGTTGGCTCGTTTAGCCCACTCATCTTTAGCTGGTTGTATTGCAAATCCTGCTCTATTACGAAGTTCGTCAGCAACAGCACTGGTAGCGGCTGGTGTACCTGCCAACTTCTCGTCTATTTCTCGCATTGTTTTAGATATTTCAGCACTGTTTTTTATGCGTTCTGTTTGCCGCGTTAGATCATAGGCTTTGGTTCTAGCAGCTTGTAGTGCTCCTACATCGTAACCCTCGGTTTTCTTTCTTCGTACTAGTGCTTTTGCAAAAGAAGACTCGGGTAATTCTTCTATAAACAACCTAGCCACTTGTTCTCTGGTCTTACTGTCTACGCCTTGTATGTTGAGCGTATTAAATAGTTGCGCTATGAATGAGCCTGATGGCGCGTTTTCATAAGATTTGGAATCACTATTGTCCCAAGGTTCTACTTTTAGTCCTTGATTAGCATAGTCCTCCATAGCCTGCACTCGATCCCCTGCGGTTTGATAAGCAAACACAGCGGGCTTATCCTTATCTCCTTTTGGATCTCGCACCGCTAACCAATAACTGCCAGATCGTGTCAGAGGAAAGTACGGCTCTATACTGGTGTTCTCTAGCATACGTGCTAGTAATTCGTTCTTTAGATTATTCTTAGCGCCATCTTCTATGTCCAACCCGTCGATACGCCCACGCAACGCACCTAATAAGTCGTTATATCGATCTTTATAAAATTTACGTAAATTATCGTAAGTTTTTCTACCACCTTCTCCAAACTCTTGGCTTGTATATATTTTACGTAACTTCTTATACACCTCTATCTTGAGTGTTTTTTCTTTACCCTCTATAGTTTGATTCTTATATTTATTCTGCGCTTGTTGAGGATTAAGCGCAGGGTCTACTTCATTGATTGTGCTTTCATAAACAAGTGTGTCTAATGCTTCGTTGGCTTTTTGCGATGCTTTATCAGCCCACCTAAACATAGGATCTAATATTTGGCGTGTTTCTTTTTCTGCTTCAGTCAAACGACCACGCTGCTTTTCTATTGCAGCCATTAGTTTCTTCGCGTCTGCTATACCTGTTGATTCTGCTATATCTTGTATTGCTTGGTTAGGCAAAAGCCCTAATCCTACACTTTCTACTTTCTTACCCGCAGGTGTTTGCCTACCTAAAAACCCAGCTTTAAAGTCGCGTACTATTTTTTCTCTGCCCGCTTTTTCTGACAGCTTTGGTTTTTCTCGTTTTAGGTCTCTTCCTATAGCTGCTACGTCATCTTTTGTAGTCATAGAAAGTAGTTTGGGGCCACCAGCAAAAGAAGGTGCAGGGGCTAATATGTCTTCTACCAAACGCTCTACTTCAGATTGTGCCGTCTTATCAAAGCGGAATGGAGATATACCAATAAAGTCAGACAGCCATCTAAGAAACCGTTGCAGTGCGCTGTTTGGTTGACCTTTCGTATTGATCTTAGCAAGTTCTTTTTGAAATTCAGGGTTACTGAACGTCTCTGCTACAAACTCTCGTATGTTTTTAAGACCGTATGGACTCTTACCAAGTTCCGCTTTTACATCTGTAAATATCTTATCTAGGTCTTTGACCGCTTTACTATTGGGCTGGTTTATTATCTTATCTACGGTCGCAGCGTGCGCTGTTTCATGTAACAAAGTATATGTAGTCAAACCGCCATCTTCGTTTAATATGACTCTGTTAACGCTAGGAGAAAACAAACCGATAGGTGTCTCTCCTTTCTTTCTCTTAGCTAACAACCGTTGCACGTTTTCTGCTTGTCGAGTATCAAGATCTGCTATTCGTTGTTGCGGATCTATACGTGCTACATCTACCTCTGTGTTACCAACAAACTCAGATAGTTTCTTTGCTATACGCTTAGTCTTTCGATCAACAGATCCGTCAGCTACATCCAGAAGTGCCTGTTTTAAGTTACCTGTACGTATTGTATCCACTATGTTTTGTGGTAACGGTGCATCAATATCTGTATTTGCCGTGACAGAAACAAAAGTAGGTTCTGATTTATCTAACTCTTGAAGCAGTTCCGTAGGAGTGATGTTAGGATTTTCTTCTAGCAGTTGTTGTTTTAGTGCGAGTCTCCTACTCCTCTTATCGGCTACGTCTTCTTTTGTTCTAGCCTGTTCTTCTACCGCTTTAACTTTAACCACAGCATCAGTTGGGCCTGTATCTGCTTCTAAAAACTTAGCTGCAAACCGCGTTATGCCTGCTGGACCTTTCTGTGTCGCTTTTTCAAATTCCTCTGCTAGCTTTGGATCTTCGCTTATTTTTTGAGCCACCTCTTTGGCTACTTTTGCACGAGGGGGTCTTCCTGTAGGTGTAACAAGTTCTAGCTGTTCTTCTGGAACCCTTTGTAGAAATCTATTGATACTTGCTTTTGCTTTACCCGAAGTGTTTTTTCTAGCTGCATATTGTTCTAACTGCTGCACCTGATCGTCTTCTCGTAAGTTCTTATCCGCTAGTCTCTTACGGATCGGCGCACTAAGTGGTATGTCTAAACTATCTAACACTTCTTCCGTGGCTATTACAGAATCTACGTCTTCTTGAGACTCGGTAGCGATGCGCCTCTCGGCTGCTTCGGCCTCCTCTAAGTTTGCGCCTTCGGGTTGTTCTGCTCTTGCTAGTTCAGTTGGAAAAAGATCAGCTTGTTCTCTAGTAGCAATCTCTGCACGCTGCTGACCTAGCTGTGCTTCATCTGATACAGGTTGCTCTGTAATCTTCCGTTCTCTATCACGTTGGTTGATTCGAGCTAAAGCTTCTTCTCTTGTTAACGCCTGACCTTCAAAAGGTTTGGGGTCTAATGCATCCTCTAGTGGAGTTACAGCTAGTGTCTCTCCCGGTATGGTCTCGCCCTCTGGTGCAGGTAGTCCTTGTAGCTGCGGTCCTATTTTTTCTGGTTCTAGTCCCGGTAGAGGTAGTTGATCTGGTGATACAGCCGCTTCTTTTGAAGCGATATACTCCCCTACTGTTAAATCCTCTGGTCTTTCTCTTGGGCCACTTACCTCTTCAAATAAATCCCCTTGTCTACCGGGTAATGCATCTGCTGGTAATGTAGGTTCAACATCTTCAGCTACTTCTGGTGGTGGTCTATCGCCAATACGCCGACCTTTGGTAAACAAGTCAACTACACCCTGCACAATAGCACCTGCTCCTGCACCGTACCCTGCTGCGGGTGCTAAACCTTCTGCTAGATCTTGATCTATATTGTAACCACGCTCGATAGCGTTTTGAAAAAACTCAGCCGCTACTTCTTGACCGCCCTCTACACCTGCCGTACCAACGGCTCTTCTTACTCGATCACCTAATCCCTCTATTGTCTCAGGACCAAACTTATCTACTAATTTATTAAGTGCAGGCAAGTCAGCCATTTTAACAAAACGTGCAATTGGCACGAGTTCAGTAAATCCAACTAGTGTACCTAGCAATGTAGCTTCGTTTCTTTCTTCTTCTGTAGCACCTTCTTCTCTTGCTCTTTCACTCGCTTCACCAGCACCTGCTGCACCTGCTAATGTTAAGCCTGTACCTACTGCGGCAATTCCTGCTCCTGCTATAGGGGCTGCACCTACAGCGGCTACTGGTGCAGCAATTCCTGCTATTGATCCAAGTGCCTGACCTAGACCATAAGATATACTATCTTGATCGCCACCTTCGGGTGTAAGGTCTCCAAAGAAAGATTTAATCTTATCTCTAGCAGCTAGTTCTTCCTCTTCTTCTAATAAAGAAGCTAGTCCCAAACTAGCAATTTCACCTGTACCAACAACCCCTGCGCCGAATCCGCTAGTTAGGTTGCTGAGTATGCCAGACTCTTCTTTTGGAGCAGTATATAGTTGCGCTATGTTTTGTTGGGCTTGCAGATAATCTTGTTCTGCTTTACGTCTACGATCTGCAAAACTAGTAGGCGCACTACTAACACTACGGCTTGTTGCCCGTCGAGCATTTAGTATGTCAACAATATCTTGTTTTGTTGCGCCGGGAGGTACGTCTACTGTTTCAGAAGTACCATCTCTTAGAAATACAGTTCTAAGAGCCATATCACCTTAGACCCAATATATCTTCTTGTTCTAATCGATTAGCCCTGCGTTCTTTGATATCGGCTAGTGTTTGACCATAACTATCGCGTATAGCTTGCAGTCCTTCTTTTTCTAATAATGCTTCAACTGCATTTGATACTTCTGCTCTCAATTTAGCTAATTTTTGTGCGTCTTCTGCGGAAATAGTTCCTAGCTCTTCTTTAAGTACAAGAGCTGCTATAGCTGGTTTACTTTCTTCTATTTGTTTAAGCCTCATAGAGATTTCTTTTATTTGTACTAGCCCCTCTGCCGCAATAGATTTATCTGCTCTATCATCGGCTCGTAACTGATTAAAATTATCGACAAGTAATCGCAATTTAGTTAATTCATTTCTAACTTTAGCATCTTCAGATCGCTGTATTCTGTCTGCATAAGCATTAATAGATCTTATATCGGCTTCTGTTGCACCAGCTAGGTTCTGTCTAG